TATTATTTGTACCTGGGTGATACTGGGCTTACTCCTTCCCGGTGCTTGTGATGACAAAATGTAAAGGCAAATAGAATATCATTTTAGATTGAAATGGTAAAGGTTTTTTACGGGTATATAAGGAATAGTAAACTTTACCGCAACCCCTTATGCCATTGGGCTTATTATATGGTTGACTATATGGGCTTGATTCTATAGTTTAAAAGGAAAGCGAGCCTCGCACGCTATAACCTATCACTAACAATTTATTGACGGTGTATACAATGGAACATAACGCTTATCAACAAATAACTAAACTCGAAACGGAATTAGACAGAGTGATCCATCGCGCAGGTATATTTAAAAAGGAACGAATCGCAATCGGCAAGTTGATTGAGTTTGCTTTGATCGGAGCTGAGTTGAGGGAGGGGCTATCGTCTGCGATTGATATGTCTTTGAATTACCATATCTACAAGGAAGAGGGGCCGGGGGGGGATATGAGCTTGCCCTATCGAATTAATATAAGTACCTACCATACTCCCATCCCCAAAAAAAATTATAAAAATTTAACACAAGCCCGCTATGCCCTCAAGAAATATTTGACAAAACTAGAAGCTCTGCTATACTATACTAGACAAAACTCGGACGAAGATACAGGGAACAACGGAATGGAACTATGGTTGGAAAGTTGTGCATTAAAAAAATAAGGAAAACGGGGGTAGAAGTGATACATACACCACAAGAGGTTATAGACAGTCATGCGGCATTTGCTGATTATTTTTGGGACAACGATTATATGGGGATTGATATTGACAGGGTCAGGGAAATCGCTAGAAGCGAAGCCAATGAACATCGACGGTCAGGCCCTAAAGTATCACGCAGAGGTCCCAAGGTTTCAGGAGATAGACCCGCAGAAGATGTTCACAAGTCGGGTTGAATTCCTCAAGGCTATATTCAGGTGGGAGGTCGAGGAGGTTCCTCGTAATGTAACTGTGTATATGGATATGGAGCGGGATGGGTATATTGACTTTGTATGGGCATTCCCCATACAGACCACGGGGTTCATGGAGTCATGCAACCCGTTGGGGTTTCCAAAGGAGCGTAAGGATACCCTGATATTCAATACCTGTGAGACAACGAACATGAAGCATCTTAAACAGTATTATCTTACGAATACAAGCGGTTGGGTCTGTAATATCTGTCCCCTGTTGCACATGGGTGAGGGAAATGCGTATAGTGTACAAACATGGTAGACTGCTGTAAAACAATGATAGAGGACTTTAGGCTTGAAACTAACAGGGAAAGACGCAAAGGGGAAAGACGGGAAAATCATAAAGGGAGCCGTACTAAACCCTAAAGGCAGGCCCAAAGGGGCACGTTCCAAGCTCTCCGAGGACTTCATTAAGGCTGTACACGAGGATTGGAAGAAGCATGGTGCCGGGGCTCTGCAGAAGGCGAGGGAGAAAGATCCTGTGGCTTATATCAAGACTGTAGCGGGGTTGATACCCAAGGAGATCAAGGAAGAGAAGACTATGAATATCAACTTCATTGAAGCTCTTAAACAGATAAACCAACAGGAAGTTATAGACATAGAGGTACATGATGTACGAAGGTTGGAAACCGGAACCGAACTTGGATGATCTTTTGATGTTGATGGAAGAGGTCAGGATAGAAATCAGGGAAGCGATGATTGACTTCGAGGAAAGGTTGATGTTCGTTGAGGACCACCTGAAGTTAAGACCTAATAAACCTCCAAACGAATGGGATGCGTAATGGTAAAGAAAACAGAGTATTACACAAAGAAGGATAGGCCAACCGCCGAGAGTCTTCCAACGCCACCCCCAAAGAAAAAGTGGAAGAAGAAAAAGGTAAAGGAAATAAAACAATTAGAGGATGCCATAGAGCAAATTAAACTCAAACAATGGTTTAATAAATAACAAATGAGTCCTGCAAAGAAGAATACAATGATGAGTTTTAATTCCCCACCCCCAATTAAGGATGACGAGAAGCTTCTGACCCTTATACGCACAAGAGATGCAACTCTCAACAAGGATCTCAGGGAGTGGGCTCAAAAACAAATTGATATAATACATGAGACAAAAACTCTGAATGACAGTAAAGACTAAGGAGCGGATAAGCTCGGCAAGCGATATTGGGAATATAACCGAAAGGTTAAGGATTTGGCACAAGTCCCCCAGAAAGTTTGTAGAGCAGGGTCTGAATGTAAAGCCTGAGAAATGGCAGATAAAGGCTATGGAGGCTATTCGTGACAATGATCGGGTAGCTATCAAATCAGGTCATGGGGTTGGTAAGAGTGCCCTGTTGGCATGGACAATACTATGGTGGTTATTAACTCGTCATCCCGCAAAAATAGCTTGTACTGCCCCTACGAGTCACCAGTTGGACGACGTACTTTGGGGGGAGGTATCAAAGTGGTCAAGGCAATTACCCGAGGGTCTGAAGTCGTTGATATCAGTAACAAGCGAGAAGGTATTCCTGAACGCAGATCCTCGACAATCTTTTGCCGTAGCACGGACTGCCCGGAAGGAGAAGCCCGAAGCATTTCAGGGTTTTCACTCGGACAACATGCTTTTCATTGCAGACGAAGCGTCGGGTGTGGAGCCTATCATCTTCGAGGTCGCAGAGGGGGTTATGACCGAAGAGGGAGCGAAAACACTTCTCACTGGGAATCCTACCAGAACGTCAGGTGTATTCTATGATTGTTTTCATAAGATGCGTGAGTACTGGAAGTGCCTGAGCGTACCCTGTAAGGAAAGCACCCGGGTCAAACCACTCTATTACGAGCAAATGGAGAAGAAGTATGGAATCGATTCTAATGTATATCGTGTTAGGGTCCTTGGTGATTTTCCTCGTGATGATGACGATAGCGTTATTCCGTTATCCGCTGTGGAAGCTTCCATCGGCAGGGATGTCCAAGTCCCAGACTCCGAACCTGTGGTCTGGGGTCTCGATGTGGCCCGGTTTGGATCAGATAAAACAGCACTTGCTATTAGGAAGGGTAGAATACTTGTTGGCAAAATCGACAAGTGGCAGGGCAAAGACCTTATGCAGACCTGCGGTATTATCTTCAATAAGTATGAAAAGGCAAAGAAGTTCAAGGCTGAATGCCCCAAGGAAATCCTCGTTGACAGCATCGGTATCGGAGCGGGAGTGGTTGACAGACTGCGTGAAATGGGTCTCCCTGCCAGAGGCGTTAATGTTGCCGAAGCAGCGAGTATTGATACGATGTACAATCGACTCCGAGATGAATTATGGTTTCAAGTACGAGATTGGTTCCTTTCACAAGAGGTGGCTATCGAAGACGATGAAGAGCTTATAGCGGAGTTGACAACAGTGAAGTATGCTTATACAAACCTCGGGAAGTTAAAGGTGGAAGCCAAGGACGAGATGAAGAAGCGCGGCCTGCATTCACCGGATTTAGCCGACGCAGTATGCCTGTCATTTGCCTATCAGCATTCCAGAACCTATGACACGAAGCTCGTGTACCCGCCAATCGGTATCGTATGAGGAAGTCTCAGCAAGAAATATCACGCAATTTATGATAAACTAGAGGAGAACTAAAATGTCAAGTGCTAAGCTTTATAATGCAGTACTAGACCTGAAAGAGCGTATGGAACGAGTAGAAGAACTGCTCGATACCTATATGTGCGTCCAAGAAGTAGACGAACCTAGCCTTATAGATCAGCTCAAGGGAAGCCATGCCAACAAAATCCACAAAAAACAGAAAAAAACTAACCGAGGATAGCCTTAAAGCTATAATAGACCATGAATTATCCGATGCTGCCGGACGGCACGATGGTGAACTATCCGAACACCGAAGACTCGCCCTTGAGTTCTACTATGGGGAAAACATTGGTAATGAGGTCGAAGGTAGATCGCAGATCGTTTCCCACGATGTATTTGAAGTTGTCGAATGGGCACTGCCCTCCCTTTTACGAGTCTTTACTTCGGGGGATAGGGTTGGGATTTTTGATCCCAACGGGCCCGAAGACCAAGCGGAAGCAGATCAGGCGACGGACTACATAAACTACCTCTTTGAAAGGAAGAATAATGGGTTCAATACTTTATTCAATATGTTCAAAGATGCGCTCTTGGAAAAGACAGGTGTGGTCAAGGTTTACTGGGACAACTCGGAGGAGATCCTGCATGAGAGCTTTACTGGACTTGACGATCTGCAAACCACGAAACTACTTGCTGATGATGAAGTGGAGGTACTGGAACATTCCGAGGATGAAGGCGAAAATGGAGAAATCACGCATGACATCCGAATCGTCAGAACTAAGACTGATGGAAGAGTTAGGATTGAAAACATACCACCCGAAGAGTTCTTGGTCAGCAAAAGAGCTAGAGACCTCGAAGAAGCAAGTTTTGTAGCCCACAGGATACATGTTACTATCAGCGAATTAAAGCTGATGTTCCCCGATGTGAAGGATGAAGATATTGAAGAGATCATTGGAGACAATGAGCAGGAGTGGGACGAAGAATATGTTGCCAGACACGATTTCGATAATGCACAGACAGGTGATACAGCACATTCAAACCAGTGGCTCGGAAGACGAGTTTGGATCACCGAAGCCTACCTCAACGTGGATTGGGACAACGATGGATATGCTGAACTACGAAAGATCACCAAAGCTTCAAATCTTATACTAGAGAATGTAGAGATAGATGAACGACCTTTCGCCAGTGTTTGCTTTATCCCTATACCTCATAAGTATTTTGGTCTTAGCCTCGCAGATAAGACTCTTGACATCCAAATCGTTAAATCTACAATTTTACGCAATATACTTGACAATATTTACAATCTTAATAATGGCAGGTATGAAGCTGTAGAAGGAATGGTCAACTTTGATGACCTTCTGACTTCAAGGCCGGGTGGCGTGGTCAGGGTTAAGGCACAGGGGAGTCTGACTCGTTTAGATACACCCCCGCTGCCGCAAGGCGGTTTCGACTTACTGAACTATGTGGATAGCATCCGTGACGGACGCACGGGAATATCTAAGTTCAGAACGGGCATAGATCCCGACCAGTTGAACAACGCCAAAGCGGGCCCTGCCAACTCTCAGATGGACGCTGCGAATGCCCGGTTGGAATTGATGGCACGAATAGCTGCCGAAACGGGCGTATCAGACATATTCAAACTGATGTACCGCTTAGTAGTAAAACACCAAAACAAAACTGATGTTGTCAAGCTACGCAACAAGTGGGTGGATATTGATCCTTCCCAGTGGAATGGTAATTGCAACGTAAACCTGTCAGTAGGGTTGGGTCATGGCAACAGGGACCAAGCAATAGCCCATATGGGCATGTTAGCCCAACAGTTTGCAGCCATGCGTCAAGACCCTGAATTCAGTACTTTATTGACGCGGGACAACGTACACGCTATGACTGCGGAAGCATTACGGGCCATGGGTTATCGGAACGTCGATAGTTTTATCACCGATCCCAAGACACTACCACCTTACCAACCCAAGCCCGATGCGACTGAAGAAGCGTTGAAGGCCAAAGCTGAAGCTGAGAAGGCGAAAGCCCAAGCAGCCGTGGCGAAAGTGCAGACAGAAAATCAGAAGTTGCAGATGGAGGGCCAGAAGATGCAGGTCGAAGCGCAACTCGATCAGGAGAAACATGGACTTGAAGTTGCCAAGCTGCAATCAACCATACAGGGTGAACAGCAGAAGAGGGAGATCGAGGTCGCCAAACTGCAGGCAGAGCTTAAGGCGGAACTGGATCAGAATGAAATTGAAACGGGCAAGTCGTTGATTGAAATTGAGAAGCTTCGTTTTGAGAAAGAAAAACTCCAAGCAGAGATGATGATGGAGGAGAAGGAACATGAGCTCAAAATGGAAGAACTCCAAGTCGAAAAAGAACAAAAGCGATCTATTAAGGTGGGTGACTAACCCGCACCTTAAAGCGGAGCTTATACGGGCATGGTTCGCCCATGACCCGGAGTTCCGCACCCAAGTAATACCTAACAAGAAAAAACACCTGAGAAAAGATGACGCAGAGTAATCTAGGATTTCCATTAAAAGACATGCAGGAGGCTGAAAGACTAGCCCTCCAACGTGATGTAGCCATGAGTAGACATGGCAGGATACAAGACCCAGAGAAGGTTCAAAGACCTGAAACACTGGGTCGCCTTCCCTTAGACATTCCTAAATACACCCCACAGAATATGCCTGACTTTACAGAGCAGGTCATGGCTCTAACCCCTGTAGGTGGGGCTACGGCATATCACGGCGGGGGAAAGCTGTTCAAGAAATTTGAAGATAAGTATATGCTCTCCGGTGAGGGGGCTTTCTATAAAGGGGCGGGTCATTACTCCGGGGAGGCAAGAGGTACTGGTGAGGCATATCAAAGGCAGGCAGCTAGATCAGGCAAGGGGCTCCCCACAGGACAAAGACATTATACGCCATCCGAGTTTGACCCGATGGAAATTTTAGAATTTGTTGCAAACCGTAAAGGTGGGAAGGGTGGGATAGACGAG